TGAGCAACTTACCATGAGTCAGTACGGCCCGTTTACGGGCGGCAAGTAACAATCCTGCGCAGCTGGCAGACCGTACTTACGCGTTTGACGCGTGCGCGAAGAACATAGGGCTTTGCCCGCATAAGCAAAACCACCCGCTTGGCGGGTGGATGCTTATTATGCAAACGCAGGACAAAAAATGCGCCGTTTCCTCGTCTCCGCAGCCTTCAAAAAGCGGACTGCAATTTTCTGCTTGCTCCCTGCGCGGGGCTGTGGTAGAATAGCATTGCTATGCGGGCATGATGAAATTGGCAGACATGCGAGATTTAGGTTCTCGTGCTTTACGGCGTTGGGGTTCGAGTCCCCATGCCCGCACCAAAACTAATGCAGTGATTGATACCTCGGTATCGGTCACTGCATCGTTTTTTATGCCTTGAAATACAAGGCAGGAACAGCACTTTACAGCCTGTAAGGTGCAAACGAGAAGTAAACCTTTTCCATTGGAAGTGCTATGGGTACGGACGGTACAGGCTACGCCCAAGCGTACTCAAAACTACCGTTTTACACGATTTTACCGTTTAATAAAAAACGCCCGGAAACGCTGAAACGCAAGCGAATCCGGGCATTTATTCTGTTCTCGTTTTCACAGCAGTTCCGTTATCTCTTTGCCATTCTTGAAGGTGAAAACGAGCCGTTCATCTTCATAAACAGTCACATGGTCGATGATGGCGTACCACAGTTTTTCACTGAATGTGATCGGCAGATCGGGCATAATGCGTATCTCTGTCATGAAACACTCAAGCGCATCCGCTTCAAAGGAGCGGGACACTTTTTCTCTCTGTAGTTTGTCATACTGTGCTTTTGCCTTGTTGAACCGCTCCGTGTAGCCGTCATATTTTCTGTTGTACTCCTCTTGACTCAAGGCTATGGAGGCGTTTTTGCTTATCATCTGTTCGGTCAGAACGCTGATCTCGTCCATCTCCGCTTCAAGCTGCTCCATCTTTGCGTCACATTCGGCGGTATCCTTCAGCACAGAGCAGAGCGCCTCACAGTCCTCAAGCAATGCGCTGCGGTCGGATAGCAGTTCGCTGACCGCCTTGAGGAACAACTGCTTGATCTCGCTCTCATAGAGGTGCGGCGTTTCACATTTCCTGTCGCCATCATATTTTGCGTTGCACCGCCATATCACACGGCGGTATTTGTCTGTGCTGTGCCATACCTTGCTGCCGTAGTAAGCGCCGCAGTCTCCGCAGATGATCTTCGAGGAAAACGGACTGAGGCTGTTCTGGTGCTTGCCTTTGGCTTTCCGCTTTGCCATCTCTGCCTGTGCGGAATTCCAGTCCTTTTTGGAAATAATCGCCGGATGGCTGTCCGTCACATAGTACTGTGGAACTTCGCCCTCATTGACCTTCATCTTTTTGTTGAGAAAATCCACAGTAAAAGACTTCTGAAGGATGGCGTCACCCTTGTATTTTTCATTCGTGAGGATGCTCTCTATCGTACTGCATTGCCAGTTGACCTTACCCCTGGGCGTGGGGATACCCTGTGAGGTGAGATATCTTGCGATCTGATTGACGGACTGACCTCCCACGAACATTTTGTATATCAGCTTCACGATTTTTGCTTCTTCCGGCACGATCTCCGGCGTTCCATCCTCGCCCTTGCGGTAGCCGAGAAAAGAGGAGAACGCCATATTGACCTTTCCGTCAGCAAAGCGTTTCCGCTGTCCCCAGGTCACATTGTCCGAGATGGAACGGCTTTCTTCCTGGGCAAGACTGCTCATGATGGTGAGGAGCAGTTCGCCCTTGCTGTCGAAGGTAAATATCCCTTCTTTTTCAAAATAGACCTCGCAGCCGTTTTCTTTCAGCTTGCGGATGGTGGAAAGACTGTCCACGGTATTCCTCGCAAAACGACTGACCGATTTCGTGACGATCAGGTCTATCTTCCCGGCGAGTGCATCCTCTATCATGCGGTTAAAGCCGTCACGGTGCTTCGTGTTGAGCGCCGAGATACCTTCGTCCGTATAGACGTCCACGAACTCCCAGTCCGCATTGGAGCGTATGTAGCGGGTGTAATAATCTACCTGGGCAGCGTAGGAAGTAAGCTGTTCCTCGCTGTCAGTCGAAACACGGGCATAGCCTGCGACTCTACGCTTTGCGTGGGTATCAGACGGTATGCGTGTGTATTTTTGTATCGTAGCCGGAATGACTGTTACATTAGGCATTGTTCTCTCTCCTTTCCAAAGCTTTCTGCCGAGCAGACTCTCTCATCTCCGCTGTCCAACTTTCCGAGCGTGAGCGGTCTTCCCAATGGCGGACTTCTTCCGTTCCGTCCTTAAATCGGATGCGGATATTGTTTCCGTCCTCGGCAATAAGCTTCTCAACGCTGCCAAGGTCAATATCTGCCGTCAGAGCGGATAGTTTCGGCTCGGGTATCTGTTTGGATGGACAGGCGGCTTTCCCGGTGCTATCATAGGTCACACAGATCCACACGGGACCGGCGGCAGTCTTTTTTCTACGATATCTCTTTCCGCAATGGGAGCAGAACACAATACCGCTGAAAGGGTATCGACCGGAATAATTCTTCTCCGGCGGTGCGAACTTCGCAGCCCTTTTCGCCATCTCCGCCTGCACCGCGTTATAGTCCTCAAGGCTTATGATCGCCTCGTGCGTACCTTCCGCATGGTACATCGGCAACTGTCCTTCATTGACAAGCGTTTTCTTGGTAATATGATTTTCACGGAACGTCCGCTGCAACAGCAGATTTCCCGTATAGGCATAGTTTCGCAAGACCTTTGAGACCGTGCCTTTTGACCACCTGTTTCCGAGGCGCGTGGGAATGTTGTCGGCATTCAGCCCGTTGGATATGGCAACAATGCCTTTGCCGTCCAGATACTCTCTGAATATTCTGCGGACAGTCTCTGCTTCGCTGTTATAGACGATAAGTTTTCCGTCTTTGTAGCGATAGCCGAGCATCGTTCCGTTCCAGGGCATACCTTCTTCAAAATTTCGCCGGACGCACCATTTCTGATTCTCGCTTGCGGAAAGGCTCTCTTCCTGTGCGTAGGATGCCAGGATGGAAAGCATTAGTTCGCCTTCGGAGGATATGGTGTGGATATTCTGCTCTTCAAAGAACACGTCGATGCCGAGCGTTTTCAGTTCTCGCACCGTTTCCAGAAGCGTTACCGTGTTCCTGGCAAAGCGTGATACGCTTTTTGTGATGACCATATCGACCTTACCCTCACGGCAGTCGGAGAGCAGACGCTGGAACTCGCTGCGGCTGTCTTTCGTCCCGGTCTTAGCTTCATCGGCATAGACCCCTGCGTAATTCCATCCGGGATGGCTTTGAATCAGGCTGCTGTAGTAGCTGACCTGGGCGGACAGAGAATGGTGCATCGCATCCTTGCCGGATGAGACACGGGCATACGCAGCCACTTTGACCGCCGTTGGCATCTTCTTTACGAAAGTCCGCTGTTCTACTGTTTTCAAGGCTTTTGACCTCCTTTGTATCAAGATTGGGGTAGTACATATATCACTCTGAAAGCCTGAAATAGCAAGTATTACACGGCATAAATACTGTCCGGCTCAATCCCGTGTCTTTTGCCGAGGGCGGCATAAAGCTTCTTTTTATCGGTTTCGGAGAGAAATCCCTCTTTTGCCATATTGTCCACAAGGGCAACGGCAATGTGATAGTTCATGAGATTTTCCGCAGAATGGCAATCAGGCGTTTCCGTTTTTGGCTTCATGGCTGATTCTCCTCTCTCTGTTATAGGCATTCCAATATGAGGTACGGCACTGATCCGAGCAGTACTTTTTCGCTTTTCTCCCCGGCGTCTGCATAACGGGTTTACCGCAGTACAGGCAGCACAGAGTTCCTGGGATATCCGGGTGTCTGCGTATATGGCTCTTGACCGTATTGACGGAGATGCCGAGGGTATTGGCGATCTCGGTCGGCTTTTTCCCTTCGATACGCATATTGTTGATGGCTGTGATTACTCTTTTACGCATAATATCGTTCCTTTCTGCCGTAGTCGGCGTTTGATGATAACGGCAGAGAGTGCCGGAGTACAGTCGTGGCGCTCCCTGCCATCGTTAAGTTTACTCTTCCTCGCTCTGCTCGATCTTGAGGACTTTGACCGCATCCGAACGGATGAGTCTTCCGTCAATGAACTCATAGCCCATGTATCCGATCTGATGGTTCACAGAGAACAGTTCGTTGAGTGTTCTGAGATAGACGGGACTGCGTTTCACGATCCAGTAAAAACCGAAGTCACCGAAAGCGATAGGTTTCTCACCGTCATCGGCATCCGGCATATCGTTGCAGATGTACACAGGCTTGCCGAGAATGGTATCATTGGTATGGTTCCAGAGGTAGTTGCCGTCATTGTCCTTCAGCTTGCGAAGCGTGAGCGCCGTCTTATCGTTCATAAGCCATACGGCGCTCTTGCGATATTTCTTGTCGACCGAGAAGAACAGATCGATGACGCTGTCAAAGGTAATGGTCTCGGCGGTCACGCCTGTTTCCGCTCCGGCTGTATCGTCCAGGATGCCGTAAGGCTCATCCTCGCCGGTCCCGTTGATGAACGCTCCGTCCTCCGCCTCGGCAAATGCCTGGGAAAGCGCCTTGACGAGATAGTCCTCAATGTCAAAGGATGAATCGTTGGTGAATTCCGCAGACGCTCTCATGATGGTGGCAAGTTTATTGTTACGGACGGTATGGCGGTTGAAATCTCCGGCGATGTCATGAATATCAATCTCGCCGTATTCCGGCACGAATTCCGCAGTGACCGTATTTTCATAAGCGAAGATCTCCGTGGAACCGCCGTATCTGGATACCACGTTTGCGATGCTTCTGAAAACGCTCTTTTCTGTGATAGCCTTTTCATACTTGCTGTCGGCAGCGTCCGGGAGCATATATCCGCCGGCGTTTACGTTGCTTGCCTTGCCAAGGATGGCATAGTCCGGGGCCACGCCTCTCATGCAGTTCCAAAACTGATGAGCGTAGTTGCTCTCTTTGGTGGTGTTCTTCATTTCGGTGTAAGTGTTATTCATTTGATTTTTCCTCCTGTTTTTAATGGTTTTTGTTGATACGGCGGACGCGGAGCAGAAGAACCGCTCTTTTGACCTTGCCGATGTATTTACGCTGAACGGCTGAATCGAGCATCTGCTCGACCGTGCCGTACCAGTGGCAGTTTTCTCCCACGCTCATACCGTAATAGCTATGGAGAGTGAGCATTTTCGGCAGCAGAAACACTACCGAGCCATGTACCTTGTGAGGGATGACGTCAAGCACATAAAAGGTGCTGAAATCTATCTGTCCTACAAGGCATTTGGCGAGTTTTCTTGGGAATTTCATGGTGCTTTGCCTCCTTCGGGGCAATTACCCCTTTGATTTCGCGGTTTTTACGCACGTGACCCCAGGCCGTTGCCCGGGACCTAAAGATGTAGAGATAGATAGGCCCCTGGCTTACGAGCAGCGGTCGCAGAGAAGAAGCGTCAGCCTTGTTCCGTCCTTCGGCGTGGAAATGGCTGTGAGCCGTTTGCCGCAGTAAGGGCAGCGGATATCAAGGTCGATAACGCTCTCCGCTTTGACAGGCTTCGAGGCACACAGGCGGTAGCGGTGAGGGATGAGTTCCTCAAGATACAGTTTGTGATGCTCCTTGACGTTAGCCTCGTCCGTGGTGAGGAACATCGGCACCTTGACAGTGCCATCTGTATCCGCATTCACGAGCGGATGGTATTTGATGCGTTCCATCATCTCTCCACCTGCTCTTTCATGATTTTCATGCCGCGGCTGTTGCAGAAGTCCACAGCAGCCTGGAAGGACTCGAAGAATACGGTGCTGAAACCGTACACGACCTTCCAGCGCATGGGATCGTCACGCTTGCAGTGCATGATGATCACGGGAGTTCCTTTGTCCGTGCGTCTGAGCTGCACTCCGTCATAAAGCTTGTCGCTGAAGTCCGAAGCTTTCATGCTGTGCAGGATATTCTTCTTTTCGGGGGTTATCCCGATGGGTATCAATTTCATGATGTTTTTCTCCTTTCGTTGTTTTTCCACGCTTGGGGCATCGTGTGGCAGATGCTGTCAGAGGTCTCTATAAAGAAAGTTGTTTTATATACCGCCGGTCAGAACTGCCACGGACTGCCCCCGTTGTGTTTACTTCAGAAAATCGTCCGCTTCACGCAGTTTGTAGCCGATGAGCAGCGTGGTCTTTTCTCCGCCGGACTGCGGACGCTTTCTGACAACTTGTCCGATTTTACGCAGTTCCTGCATGAAGTTCCGGCAGTTCTCCGTATAGCAACCGCTCTCATAGCACCAGGTGCGGTAACGCTCGTATACGGCTGACGTTCTTTCCTCGGACGGTGCGCTCTCGATAAGGCAATCCTCAACGAACTGTGCGGTCTTATCGCTGTCATGACCGTAGGATCGGATGGCGTCCTTTACAGACTGCGGCTGTTCAAAGCCTTCATCCCGGAGCAGACGGTAGCCTTCAATGAGCCAGTTTAAGATGGTGCTCTGCACCTTTGGCTTTGCGAACTCACGCTTTAAGCCTTTGTCCTGCTCTGCTTCATCGAAATGGCGGTCAAACGGGACGATTACGATGCGTCCGCTGGTAAACAGCGTCATATCGTTGATGGCGGGCAGATAGTTCGTGTTGACGTACAGTTTGAACTGCGATTTGAAGTCGAAGCTGTTCTCGTTGAGGAAACGGGCGTTAAGGGTATCGTTTCCCGTCATGCTCTTTACCTGGGCGGCGTTTAAGAGCATCCCACGGCTCGGCTCGGAGATATTGGCAAAGCGTATCCCGGCAAGTCTTGCGATATCCTCGCTGGGAGCGTGGCTGTCCGTGCGGTTCTTCTGCGCGATGGTCTCCGGGCGAACGGTCAGACCGTACTCTCCCATGACGGGCAGGATGCTCTCCACGAGAGTGCCTTTGCCGTTTCTGGTCGTTTCGCCGTAGTAGAAGAACATACACTCGAAGCGTGTGTCTCCCGTAAGACCGTAGCCGAGCGTCTTTTGCAGATATCGTGCCTTGTCCGTATCTCCGCTCATGATCTCCGAGATGAAGCTGTTCCACCGATTGGATACGGCGGACGGGTCGTATACCGCCGGACTGATCTTCGTGATGAAGTCCTCTGCGGTATGCTCGTGCGCCTCACCGTTTCGGATATCCACGGTGAGGTTTTTGCAGTTGAAGAGATACGGGTCGCGGTCGAAGTCCGCCATCGAGATGGGATAGACGCTCTGCGCTTCTCGGATATAGATATCGCGGAGCCTGCGTGACGCCCAGCGTTTGCACCAGGCGAGCATCTTCTTACGGTCATGCTCATCGTGCAGTCCGGCGGCGTAGACGAGCAGGGCATCATCCAGACTCTTTCCGAGTTCCGTGATGCGAAGTCCGGCGCTGTCGGCCGCCCAGCGGTTACCATCATAGACGAACCACTTCTTCCGCTCCTCCGCATACCGCGCTATGCCCTTGAACACGTCGGCGAACAGTCTGCCGAAGCCGATATCGTCCTCAGAGTAGCGTTTGTTCTCCGCTGCGTTCAGCTTTCGGAGCATATCCGCTATACCGCTGAAGTCCTCCGCAGCCGATGCGATAACGAGCGGTTTGTAGAACTCCGTGCAGCCGTCCACGGCTTTTCGCAGCGTGGCTTCACGGTAATCGTCTCTGTCCCACTTCTCACGGCAGAGGTCGGACTGCCGCATGAGCCTGTCCATCTGCTCGGTATCCCCTCCGCAGTAGAATGCGAGATGGGAGCAGAGGGCGAGATCGGCTTCGCTTGCGGACGCATACCCTGTGGGGTCTCCCTCCCAAAGCCTCCTGAACTTCTCGCCGTTTTTCGCGCCGAACGCAATATCCAAGACGGAACTGTCCGAGAGGAAACTCCCCGGCGGCTCCGTTTTCGCTTTATTTGCGGTCTTTCGGAGCATATATTTTTCGGCAATCGTGAGCATCTGCTCTCCGCGCTCCTCAATACCTTTCTCACGGATGGCGTTCCCGGTAATGGTCACGAACTTGGACGTGCATCCCGAAGCGTAGACCTCGAGACCGATCCTGCGGTTGTTGATGTAGTACCGGGTCTTGTCATAGGCGGTATCTCCGGCACGGAAGATGATGCGGATGCCTTTCCCGGACGGACTGGTCTCCGTGTAGGAGTCCATCATGTCCACGATGTCCTTTGCCAAAGGCGTCAGCTTTCCGTCTTCACAGCAATGGTCGATATCCACGGCAGAGAACCCGCCGTACACCATCATGCCGATGCCGTCATAGCCTCCGTTTTCAAGAACAGCCGTGACCGCAGTGAAGGACGAGAAGTCCGCAGCGTTCGTGCTGTCGGCGCGTCTGCCGTCCGTCCGATACGGGACTTTGGTCTGCTTGTCTTTCCGCAGTTCGTACCGCCACAGGCAGAACCGGGCGTTTTGCTTTAATTCTTCCGGCAGCTTTTCGTACATGGGTTTTCACCTCCTTTCACCATACGGAGATTTACGGGGTGTTTTGTGGGGGTGTTTTTCAAAAAATCTTCAGAAAAGTTTTATGAAGTTTCTTTCCTGCGGCTTTGAGAGACTCCGCCACGGAGGAGAAGTCCGCGCATTCGATTTCCGCTATCTCACGGTAGGTCAGTCCGGCAAAACGCATACGCACCCGGCGGCGCTGCGTTTCCGTGAGAACTGACAGATATCGCTCCATACGATCTTCCTCGTCCTCCTCTTCACAGGCGATATAGATAGTTCCCGGGGTGTCTTTGTCGGCATACTCCATCCCTTCATAGAGCAGAGCGTCAATGCTGAACGGAGCGTGGTAGCGTTCACGGCGATCGGCATTGCTTGTCCTGCGGTCATCTTCCGCAAGGAACTCGGCAAGTTCCTCCGTTACATCGACCCAGGCGGTCGAGCCGTCCGCAAGTTTGTATTCAATGATCATTTCGGTTCCTTTCCGCCCGAGGACGGTAAGAGCCGAAATACAATGGAGCCGGGGGTAAAAAGAGCCTGATCACGAAAAAAGGGCGCACTTATCCCAGGGGGTACCGATATCCGCGCTCCGCAGCAGTTTTGCGAAGTACGATATGTATCCCGGCCCTTATACGTAATCAGGCTTTCGATATTTTGTTTTAAGAGTGTTATCTGCTCATCCCTTTACGGACAGCAGGAGTCTTTGTTTTCCGCTTTTGTAAAAATCCTTTCACTTACCCACGGTCATTTGAGATGCTGTTTTACGAAGAATTCATAAATTTCTCTCTACTTTTCTATTGGTCACGAGAGTGCTGTTTCGGAAAAATCGCTTTAAGATTTCTCACCTTACGCAGAAAAAAGTTCCGTTTGTTGAGTGTCCTCCCACATGGCAGTCAAAGAAATCTGCCTTTTTTGCAAGGTCAAACCGTGATTTTTTTCACCATACGCAGAAAAGACTGCCGTTTGTCAGGGTATCCCCATACATGGCAGTCAAAGAAATTTGCCGATTTAACAAGGTCACCCTACATGGCAGTCGAAATTTTTTCTGCGAAATCGTACCGCTCACAGATGGCAGTTAAAAAAATCTTCCGTTTTAACAAGGTGGGAAGATAAATAAAAAACAGCCGTCCATAAGCAATGGATCGGCTGTTGAAATATTCACCAAGTCGTGATATAATATTTTATCTCTCTCGGATGGAGGAACGATTATGTCTGTAAGTTACAAAAAGCTTTTTCATATATTGATTGATCGTGATATTACAAATGTGCAATTGCAGCAAATGGCAGGTTATAGCGCCAATATTACAACCAGGCTCAAAAATAACACATATATTTCGTTGGAATCCGTAGAGAGAATATGTCGTGTTCTTGGTTGTAAGGTTGACGATATATTGGAATTTTCCGCAGAAGAAGAGTGTCAGAGTTCAAACGAATAATCATAGAAAGGATAAGCTTGTATATGAGTCTTGAATTAAATCAGAATATAAAAATTCTTACTGACCATCCAATCGTGAATACAAAGGCATCCGAAGTGTATGTTGATGTCATATTTACATATGGAGACTATTCATGGGCTGGCTATGATCCTATCGAATACAGGCGCACAGGCATTTCGATAGATTTTGAAGACAAGGAAAAGCTTTATCCTTATTTGAATTCTGTTTACGTTCAAATGAAGCCAAATAAAATGGATGCCTGGAAGAAAAATCAGGAAGAATTCTGGAAGACAAAACCCGGAGCTACAACAACGAAAGAATTCTTTGATACGCTTGCCGAAGGCGGATGGAAATGCGGTGCTTGCGAGATGCCGCGCAATCCGAATCCGCAACGAAGAATCCAAGACTTAAAAGAGTTCGGATACACGATTGCGACAGACCTTTCCCGTTACTGCCCTCACTGTGGGCGCAATACCAGTCAGAGAATCCTTCTGCCCATCATTCGTGGTGGAAATGAAGGGAACGGATATGAAACATGGTCACCTGCACTTAGAAAGAGAATCGTCCAAGTCTTGGGGAATATAGATGTGTATGAAGATGTCTACAGCCCTCATTGTTTGCCGGATCACAAGTTCTCTGAAATACGGTGGGACGATAACACTGAATATTTCGTCTCTGTCAGACACCCCAGACCGCAAGAAGTCAGACACCCTCACCGCGAAAATCCTACACCCATTCCGCATAGATGGTGCATGGCGGCCGCACGGATTGCGCACGGCCGCCACGCC